CGTTTAAGATGTCCTGCAAATTCTTTAATTGTAACACCGCTACGTGAGATTCCATGAACGTTATCATCACCATAGAATGTTGACTGGAATTCACCTTCCCGCAAATGCATGTCGAAGAAGAAAACAGTAACAGCCATGATGAAATTACACAATGAATCTAAATGTGAAGTGCCTGCAAAACCAGATGGTACGCCTGCACCTGTACGATACAAAAATTTACCATTGATTCGCCATGCATTCACAAGGTGTCTAACCAAAAGATATCGAACACGCGCATTGATTTCTCCATCATTATACCACCAATTAATGAATGCTGTCGCCTTCATGACAACCTCTTCAGGTATATCACCATCATAATGGCTATAATCTCCAGCCAGGATAGTTTCAGCCTCATTGGTCAAACGAATGAGTAAACGATGCCATTGAGTAGAATGTGGATTAATACCAACTGCTATTGGTTTGTCTGCAGGTGTTTCCTGCAAATACGCGAAAAAATCAAGAAAATAACGTCTTACCAATAGTAAATAATCAACTGGGCTCGACGCAAATAAACGTGTCTTACCAGCTCGAACCTTTTCAATTGGTCTAGTTTCATCCTTTAACACATCCGCCCAAATAACATCCATATTGACTCCATTACGCAAATTGTTATCGATAGCTTCAAGCTTAGACAAAAAGTCTGGCTTATAAGTTAACTTCATCGTGTATGGATCTTCGTCAAAGAAAGCCATTTTACCCTTAGTATTATTAATGGAATACGGATATCCCGGTGAAGTTGCACGATTAATTGGTGGAATGTTTGGCGATATGCCATTTAGGGTTTCCTCCCAATCAAATACTCGACCACCTTCTGGACGTCTTGGATATACCATTTTGATGTATTCTAACACACGGTCGGTATCTCCCATATCACATTTATATGGCTCTATCACAATTTTAGACATTGCTATGGTCATAGGGTTAATTACGACCTCAGGGTTATCTGGATTTGTGAATGGTTTGAGTTTTGCAGGTATGAAGTGTGTAGGACCAATATAATCCTTGGCCCACCCATACATAGCACCATTACGGGAAATCTTTGATTCACGTGGACAATAATAAGGAGGACCGGAAACTTCCTTTGTGTTCACATCATTTCTAATGTGTTCTGGAAAATAATCACAATCAACAGCCTGTGTATGAATACTATCATCGCTTTTGAAAACGAAATCAAAATATTCTTTCCACAAAGGTAATGCAAGACTAGTTCGTCTAAATACACCCTCTTCATGTCCAATATGCATACCAATAATATATGGTTTGTTTTGAGGACCCATAATCATGAGCATTCCACCAGAATCACCATCCATAACGGTTCCAACGTATCCAAATGGCTCATCGATTACATATCCATTACCATAACTCTTCTTACCAGGATCATTGACAAGTGTGCATTTACGAAACATTGGAATACCATCATAATTGCATGAAACCACATATACAGGAGTTCCAGCACCTATCATTAGCTGTGTATTTGCATCAGGAAGACTACTCATACATGAAGGTGGTAGATTTGATTTTTCATTCAGCTGAACAAGAACAACATCTTCATTTTCAACAAACGTTGCAGAATTGTAATCAATCTCCATGACAGTATCATTCCATATCATAATCATAGCAACCTCATCACAATTAGTAAAAGAGTCCCACAGATGCGCACATGTAATAAATAATCCATCTTTCAAATGAAATCCAACTCCACTACGATTGACAACTTCTTCATTATTCTTCCATCCTATACCCCTAAATCTAACCATACTGCGTGCACGGTTGATTATTGTTGAGTGAATGGTAGATGTGAAATTGTCTGAATTGCCGGATTGAACACGAATAGGTCGTTTAAGCTCTCTATTACGAATCTTTCTTCTATTTATTGCACGTTTCATTCGAGCCTTATTGGGTCCAGCACTCCTTAGCTTACCTGTTCCTGTCATAACAGCCGTTTTAGACTGTAATACATAACTGGAAAAGAAATCAAAGTACCATCCAGCAACACATAATGAGCAGACACCGAAAAATATAATCAACATAGTTTGTTTATTTGGCATATTTGTCAGAACTTTTTCTTTGACATCATCATAGAAAATACGACAAAACATCCCAATATACTCTCTTGGTGTATACTTTGGTTTTTCTGGTGGCTTATCAGGTTGCGGCTTTGGCACATGATTGTCTTCATCACATACCATCTGCTCTCTAATAAATGCATCATCTTCAGGGATTGCTTCATGCATGCCAAATAAACCATTTAGTGCTTCCTTAGTGTACTCAACGGCATCATTTCTCTGGTTAAGCTCATTTTTGATCTCAACACACAATCGTGCGATTTCGACACCATTAACAAATGATCCAATAAGATGTGGATAAACGTCACATTGGTCTATGCGGAACGTGGCCTCATGGGCTTGTAGTGTGGCAGGATCAACACGGTGTAATATCAAATGAAATCTTCTTCGAATTGCATACGGATCAGTAACACCTAATTCCAAATTTGCAGTTTGAATACCAGCATTTGCTATATTTGTTGAGCAAAATATCCATTTTGATCTAAAGAACACGAGACCCTTCTCTTCAAATGCCATGGGCAAGTTATACGGAGAAATGTTAACCATGCCTATTAATGCATCAGATTCACGACGTCGGTCAGCTAAGTCAGTTGATGAAAATATATCATCAAGTAATACAAATGGCTGACCAGAATACTTCTCCCAAAACTCATTTGCTTTATTGAAAACATATCGTTTTGTAGATGAATCTTCT